TGATGGCGACAAAAAAGAGTGCAGCTGACGCGTCCGCGAATAGCGACACGCCAGCTCCGACCAAGATCCAGCTTACTTGCCCGTTCGGTTTCTACGACGAAAATAACCTGCTGCGTATGTGGCAGGCCGGGCAGGAAGTGACCGACCCCGACGAAATTGCGCTCCTGCTGGGACTGGGCGCAGAACACACCGTAGTGGAGTAACCGATGCCAGCCCCACAATATTTGATGAAGGCGCCGGCCAACGTTTACACGGCGATCGGTGCCAATGGCAAGACGTTCTACGTCCGCAATGACGGTACCGGCTTGGCCATGATCGATGCCGATTCGTGCGCCTCGCTGATTGCCCAGGGCTGGCAGTATGCGGATCCAGTTGGCAAGGCGGCGCAAGATATGCGGTCAGCCTATATTCTGGATCAGAAGGGCACACCGATCATCCTGCTGTCGGCTGCCACGAATATCAGCGCTACCGGCGCTATTACAGGCCTGACCGCGCTTCCCTATACGCCGTCCGGTGTAGTACGCGTCTATGTGTTCGCGCAGGCCGGCCTGGCCGCCGGTTTGTACTATGCGACGTTCAGTAGCGCCACGGCATGCCAGCTCTACCTAGATGCAGCCGCAACTATCACGCCAAACAGCATTACGGCAGGCGCTTACGCTAGCAGCACAGCCGAAGCGGTCCTTGTTCCGGATGTACTTCCAGGCGGCGCGTTGGGCGCAAACGGAGCACTGCGTGTCGAGACGTTGCAGAGCCATGCTAACAGCGTCTCGGCCAAGAACATCCTCCTGCGGTTGGGTGGATCACTATGCGGAAGCTACGGCCCGACAACGACTGCCAGTGGCGGTCTGCGCCTGTCGGTACGCAATCGCGGTAGCCAAGCTGCGCAGGTCATGGCGTTTACGAGTATCGGTTCTGGAGCCGACTGGGTTACGCCGCGCACCTCTGGCGTTAGCACAGCCTCGATCAACACTGCAGTCGATCAGCCTCTGACGATCAACGGTCAGCTGGTTAGCGCTGCCGATTACCTGATCCTCGAAGGTTATACGATCGAAGTCCTGCCAGGAGCGTAACCATGGCATTTACCGACGCTGAAAAGACCGATATCCGGCGCTTCTGCGGCTATGGCGCTTTCGGCGGCGGTAACCCGCTACCGGCGTCTGGCTATCGCTTCTCCACCCAGTACGGCGTGCTGGAATACAAGATGAACAACCTGTCGGCCTCGGAAGAGGTCGTCGTGCGCACGATCTACCTCGCCAACCTCGGCACGCTGGAGACAGCCATTTTCGGCGTTAGCGCGAATCTGGACACCGCGAAAGCGGCGGTATGGGAGCACAACAAGTACGAGCAGCGTGATCGCGAAAACCTGTTCAACGCGACGCGGCGCCGCTTCTGCGGTTTCCTTGGTATCACGCCAGGCCCTGATCTGGGCGTTGGTGGCATTTCTGTGGTGGTCTGATGGACGGCGCAACTATTCAGAATCGGGTGTACTTTGGCTATGCCAAAGCCGCCCAGCGTATCGGGCTGGCGTATGACCTGTACCGGCCTCTGTCGCCCACGGCGCCGATGGCGAATAAGGTCGGCACGTTGATGGCGGCGCTTGATTCCGGTCCCGGCTACCAGTTCAAGGCCCCGAATGAGTACGGCGACCCAACGTGGTTTGCGCTGATCAATGACGCGACGACTCAGCCGGGCGACTATCTGGTCGGCCCGGGCGGTACCTACTTCGTGGCTGGCAAGCAGTTCCTGCTGCCAGTCATCGTGGTGGAGTGCAACCGGATAGTGCACCTGAGCCGAATTCCAGCCCAGGCTGCCGTTGGCGTCGGCGCGTACAGCACCGGTGCGCCAGCAGCGGCTGCTGATGTGCTGACCGGCTGGCCAGCTTCTATTCTGCTGGGCGGCCGTGGCGAGTCGACCGGTACCGGCCTGCCATCGGCCAGTAAAAACGTCGGCTGGAAGATTCTGCTGCCACCGTCTGTGACCCAAACGGTCAACGCTGGCGACCTGATCATCGATGACCTGCAGCGCCGCTACGTGGTGCAGGGCGCCGAGTACACCGATCTGGGCTGGCGTATTTCCGCCGTTGAGGAGCATGCGTAGATGGCTGATCAGACCGATGTAGCGAATGCGCTGGTGGCTGCGATAGCGGCAGCCGTCTACCCGAGCGGTATCGGCGCCCCCTCGCTGACAGGCATTCCAGTCCTTGTCTATCAGGGCTGGCCGATCGCACAGAATCTCGATCGGGAGCTGGGCGCGGGCCGCGCAAATGTCTCCGTTTTTCCGACGGCGACCGAGCATGTGACCGAATCCCTGAACATGGACTGGGAACAGCTCTCAATCGGCACGCCGACAGTGGGGCTGACAGTCAACGGTTCCAGCGTTAGTGTGGGCGGCACTGTGGTCAGCGGGCAGAACGTCGCGCTACTGGTGGACGGCAAGCCCTTCGTCTACCCCGTGCAGGCGTCGGATACGCTGGCTTCGATTGGTACTGCGCTGGCGGCGCTGGTCAGTGCATCCCGCTCGGCCAGCAATGTAGGCCCGGTGGTCACGATTCCCGGCGCGCGTACGATTGTGGCGCGGGTTGGTGTGGCCGGCACCCTGATGCGACTGCTGCGCCGGCAGGAGAAGCTGTTCCAGATAACGGTTTGGGCGAATAGCCCGGCCGCCCGTGATCCGCTGGCCACTGCGATTGATGTTGCGTTGGCCGGTTCGTATCGTCAATCGATGCCAGATGGCACCATGGCGATCCTGCGTTACCGGAACAGCGTACAGAGCGACGCTACCGAGAAGGCGGGGATTTTCCGGCGCGACATATTCGTCGCTGCCGAGTATGTATCTACCGACAGTACGGCAGCCACGCAGATCGTGGCCGAACAGCTGGGCGTCACAGCGCAGAGTCTTACCGGTGCCCAAACCGGAGCGCTAACCGTGTATTCGTAGAAAGCAGCATCAACCAAATTTAGCCCGCCCAGCGCGGGCGTTTTCATTTTAGGAGGCATCTATGCCGGTTTCTCAGCAAGGCGCGATCAATACGACCGCGCTGATCGTCCCTGATCTGTACGTGCAGATTGTGCCACCGAGCGTATCGCTGCTTAATGGCGTCCCAACCAATATCCTCGGTATCGTCGGCACGGCCCAATGGGGCCCGGTGAATTCTGCCTCGGGGATCGGCAGCACTGCCGACTTCGCGCGCGTCCATGGCTCGCTGCAGAACCGCAAATACGACATGGGCACGGCCGTTGCAGCTGCTGTCCAGCAGGGCGCGGCCAATATCCGCTGCGTGCGCGTCACCGACGGTACTGATACGGCCGCCAGCTCGGCCATCACCTCGGCCGGCACTGCCGCAACCGGCACCATTGCATTCACCACCAACCCAGCCGCGGCGACCACCGTTACCCTGGGCGGAACCGTTGTGACCTTCGTCGCATCTGGCGCCACCGGCAATCAGGTGAACATCGGCGGTACGCTAGCCGCAACGCTGGCTTCTCTGCTGACCCTGCTGCAGGGCTCGGCCGATGTCAATCTGAGCAAGTTCACCTACGCTCTGGCGGGCAACACGCTGAATCTGACCTCCGTGGCTACTGGCACCGGCGGCAACTCGCTTACCGTGGCCACCAACGTATCCGGCGCCACTGCCTCGGGCGCTACCCTGACCGGCGGCGCAGCTGGCACGCTGGGCATGACCCTGACGGGTAAATATACCGGTTCGCTGGGCAACAGCCTGCAGGCCACTATCGCCGCCGGCAGTCAGGCCAGCACCACCAAAGTGACGGTTGCGCTTTCGGGCTATGCGCCGGAAGTGTTCGACAACATTGCCGGCACCGGCAACGCGCTGTGGGTGAACATGGCCGCTGCGATCAACAACGGCAACAGCGCGGTTCGCGGTGCGTCCGTGCTGGTAAGCGCAGCGGCGGCCGCTTCCACCGGTGCGCCAGCGTATGCCACTTCGACTTTCAGCGGCGGTACCGATGGCGCGACCAGCGTATCCGGCGCCACTCTGGTAGGCGTGGACGGCACGACCCGCTCTGGCATGTACAGTCTGCGCAGCACTGGCGCGGCAGTGGCCATGCTGACCGACTGCGACGATTCGACCACCTGGGCGTCGCAAGTGGCGTTTGGCCTGTCCGAAGGCATCTACATGGTTGGCGTTGGCCCTTCCACCGACACGCCGGCGACAGCCGCAGCGAATAAGGCCATTGCGGGTATCGATTCCTACGCCTTTAAGCTGTTGCTGGGTGACTGGGTCTACTGGAATGACCCCGTGAACGCGGTGACCCGCCTGATTTCGCCGCAGGCCTTCGTTGCCGGCCTGCTGTCGAACTTGTCGCCCGAGCAGTCCAGCCTGAACAAGCAGCTGTACGGCATTGTGGCAACCCAGCGCACGCTGGCTGGCCGTCCATACTCGGCGGCAGAGCTGCAGGTGCTGGGGCAGGCTGGCATTGACGTGATCGCCAATCCGGTCCCGGGCGGTGCCTACTTCGGCGCGCGCTTTGGTCATAACAGCTCTTCAAACCCTGTCACGAACGGCGATAACTACAGCCGCATGACGAATTACATCGCCTATACGCTGAATGCGGGCATGGGCAAATTCGTAGGCAAGCTGCAGTCGATCCGTTCGGACGATCCGACGCGCCTGCAGGCCAAGGCCACTGTCGATGGTTTCATGGCGAATATGCGCCAGCAGGGGCAGATTGCTGACTTCTCCACCATCTGCGACCTGACCAATAACCCGGCGCAGCGGATCATGTCCGGCTACATGCAGATGGACGCAAAGGTGCAGTACCTGTCCGTGGTCGAGAAATTCCTGATCAACATGGAGGGCGGCCAGTCGGTACAGGTTGCCCGCACCAGCACCGTAGCAGCCACCTAATAGGGGCGGTAAACGATTAATTTGGCCGCCTTCGGGCGGCTTCCTTTTTGGAGACTCATATGTCCGCAGCAAATCAAACCCTTGGTAAGGACGTTCGCGTCGTGATTACCACGGCGGCCGGTACCCTGAATATTCCGACGACTGCCATCATGAAGTTCGACGCCCAGCCGGTGACCACCGAGGAAAAGCGTACCGGCCTCGATGGCGAAGCCCGCCACACGGTGACGCACAACGGCTGGAAAGGCTCGTTCGAGATCGACCGCTTCGACAGCACCCTGGATGATTACTGGGCTGCCGCCGAGGCCGCCTACTACAACGGCCAGAACGTGGCGTATGGCTTTATTCAGGAAACAATCCAAGAGCCGAACGGCGGCATTTCGCAGTTCCGCTTCGAAAAGGTAGTCTACAAACTGACCGACATGGGTAGCCGTGAAGGCGACAAGACCGTGAAGATGAAGCTGGAATTCATGGCCTCCCGTCGTCTGAAGGTGCAGTAATCAGCTAGACCAGCACGATGGCCGGCATGCCCGGCCGTTTTTTTCACCTTACATGAGAGCAGACAATGACCAAGCCAAAAATTACCGTAAAAACCGTATCGGACGAAATCATCACTGCTGCGAACGCAGTCGAGACCATCACCGTTGGCCAGATGACTATCGGCCTGAAGAAGCCCGGCATCCTGTCGCAGTACCGCATTGTCGAAGTCGTGGGCGACTCGGCCAAGAACGAGGTCTACATGGGCATGATTTTGCCTATTCTCTGGGTGACCGAAGTGAACGGTGACGCGCAGCCCGCACCATCGACCAAGCGTGAACTTGAAGCGCTGATCCAGCTGCTCGGTGAAGATGGCGTTGGCGCCGTTATGAGTCATGTGAGTGGCGCATACAAAGTAGGCACTTCTAAGGAATCGGTAAAAAACTGACACGGAACCCCGATTTCACAGCCACCGTGTATATGGTGAAAAACGGGGTTCCATTTGACGTTGCCATGAGCATGACTGAAGAAGTCCGGCTGGCTTGGGTTATTACTCTGGGCGAGCAGGATGGTGGCGAATTCGACTATTCCAGCATGTCTTGGAAGGAACGCAAGTAATGGACTTCGATAGCATCGGAAAATTCGTAGAGCATTTCGTCACTCTTGAGTTGGCTGTGCACAAGGCTGCAGAGCATGGACTGCGGGAGGCTGCAAAGGTCATTGAGGCCGAAGCCAAAGCGGAACTTGGCTACTACCAGCCTGCGGTTCAGTCCTTCCCTGAATGGGAACAGCTGGCTGAATCTACGCTAGCCCAACACGCTGCACTTGGCATCGGCGACACGCCGCTGATGCTGACTGGGCAGCTTTACGCCAGTATCGAACATCAGGTGCATGGAACCGAAGCAGTTATCGGGACCCTCATGGATATCGGTGCATATCAGGAATTCGGCACCGAAAAAATACCACCGCGCCCATTTATGGGGCCAGCAGCATTCCACAGCAAAGATCGCATTGAGAAAATCATGGGGCATGCGGTGATGGCGGGACTGCTAGGCGGCAATGCCCTGATCGGTCACACGATTATGAAATAGAGCAATGCCAGCAACGCGGCGAGCATTCCAAATGACACGACGATGGTGATCATGCTCATGACTGCAATGAAGATGCGCGAATACAGCGGCATTTGGTACTTCCAGCGAAGCCCGACAGCAGCATCGGCCGTTCGCTTATCCGCCGGCCGAATGTTCGGATATTGAACAAAATCGAAATGATCGGCTGCCCATTCGTGCAGCCTTGTCGTGAATTTCACAGGTGCCCCCATGTTTGATGCATATAAAGTAGCGGTCAAGCTGACGCTGGTAAATCATATTAGCACAGGCCTAATTGCGGTCAGCCAGCAGCTAGGTAAGGTTCACTCTGGTGCCAATGCTGCCCAAGGTAGTCTGTCCCTCGTGGAGCAGCGTCTCGCCGGAATCAAGCGTATGGGTCTAGTTGGTGGCGCTATGGCTGGAGCTGGACTTGGAATGTTGGGTCTGATGAAGGGGCCGGTTGAAGAAGCTGCTGCATTTGATAAGGCGGTCGGAAAATTTAAGCTTTTCGGTATGGGTGATAAGGTAAATTCCGAAGCAGTTAAGTTCGCTAATGGCATGCATGTTGTCGGCTCGAGCTACACCGAAAATATGAAGCTCATGACGGAGGCTCAGGGCGTATTTCGGGAATCTGGTTTGGATGGATCCGCTGCGCTGGAGGGGGCCAAGCTCGCTGCGCCGATGTTAGCCAAGATCAAATTTGCATCAGTAAGCCTAGATGACGAGTCTCAGGAAAAGATGAAGACTGCGAGCCTGGCAATGCTCCGCTACATTGAAATGAGCGGTGGCCTAGCGGATGCGGAAACCTTCAATAAAATTGCAAATGCAGGATGGAAAGCTATTCAAAGCTCTGGCGGCAATATCGACTGGGAGCAATTGCGGCAGGCTCGTGCTAAGGCCGGCACCGCGCTCATGGGGTCGTCAGAACGCGCCTTATATGGTGAAGACGAGCCCTTGATCGGTGAGTTGAAGGGCGGTGGCTACGGTGATGGACTCATGACTTCCTACAACCGTTTGACAGGTGTTGTGAAACTCCCGAATCAGGTGGCGCACTTGCTCACGCAGCATAAAATTTGGGATGAAAAGCAGATCGAATGGAATTCCCAAGGCGGAATAAAATCGTTTAAAGCAAATCCATTCAAAGACCTTGATCTATTTTCAAAGTCTCGACTTGAATTTTATGAGTCGAAGATGTTGCCGATGTATAAGGAAATGCATTTATCCGAAAACGAAATTTATCGCGAGAATGCGATGATTTTCGGCCGGACTGGCGGTCGGCTCTTCAATTTGATCCATCGTCAGCGTGAAACGATGCATCGATCTGCGGACGCATGGGATAAAGCACCCGGTGTAGATCAATCGGTCAATGTTGCGAAAGAGTCTGCGTCTGGGCAGGCGGTGATTCTTCGCGCGGAATGGCATAAGGTCCAGCGAGATTTAGGTACTGCAGTTCTTCCGCTGGCGATTTCTGCTGTCAAAGGCATGACAGCCGCACTGACGGCATTTACAGAGTTCGCTAAAGAGCACCCCGGAATTGTTAAGGGACTGACTGTGGCATTCGCGGGTCTCGCAGTTACGCTAGCGATTGGGGGAACCATCACCCTGTTGGCTGCGGGCTTCAGTGGACTGTCACTTGCTGCTGGAGTAGCTGCTGGTGCATCTGGAATTCCATTAATTGGTGGGGCACTTGCCGCGTTGGCTGGTCCGGTAGGTATAGCAGTACTCGTAATTGGCACGATTGCTGCAGCTTGCTACGCCTTCCGGGGCTTAACTAAAGAAGAAGTGAGTTCCGCTCGTACGGAAGGCGGCGCAAGACTTACAGCTGATGCCATGGCACGTAGTAATGAAATGGGCTGGAAGCCTCCAATGCCTGGTATCGACGTCGGTCCTACCAAGGCAGCTAGTGTTGTAACTGTTGGCGAAGGGCAAATCGCCAAGCAGTTCCCTTGGGCGAATCAACCCAGAATTCCGGCAACGCCCGCATCGGGAGCTAACCAGCCTCCAGCAGCACGCCCGTCTAGTTTCGTGCCGCCACCGCCGCCAGCACCAGTATTCAAGGTCGAAAACAAGTTTGATGCCCACGGTATCAGCACTCGAATCACCCAGCAAATGGGCGCCAGCATGGCACGTCCGCAAACTGGCCCGAACTTTGTAGATGGTTCCATGGCGCCGGTACCAGTCGCGTACGCAGGAAGGTAAAAATGCCGAATAACGCACTCAGTCTGACCCTTGGGACAGAGACATTTCACGGGTTCGAAATACCGGAGAGCATTCCGCTAGGCGGTGCGCAGCAGCTGGTGATTCACAAATTGCCGGGTGGCGCGCGGGTCATTCAGCCCATGGGGCAGGACGATGATCCTATTCAGTGGTCTGGTCTGTTTCTGGGCACCTCGGCACTGGACCGGGCCCGCGCCATCGATCTGATGCGCGTGCAGGGCAAGCCGCAGAAATTGTCGTTCTTCGAATTTCGCTACATGGTGGTGGTAAAGGCCTTCCGCTACGTAATAGAGACGCGCTTCAGGATCCGATACACCCTCGAACTGGAAGTGCTGGAGGACAGCACTAAGGGGCGCGGCGCTACTGCTGCCAGCTCGGATATTGGCGCGGCGGTCCGTGCTGATTCTGCTGCAGCTGTAAGTATTGGCAATTCAATTGGTGATTCACAACTGACATCTATGCTGGGCACGATGGATAGCGCTATCCGTTCGGTGTCGAACTTCGCACAGGCTACAACCGCCACCATTAATGGCGTGATCGGCCCAGTTGCAGCGGTAGCGCAGCGCGTCAATACCATGATCGCCAGCGCAGGCAGCACGCTCACCAGTGTCGCAACGCTGGGTGGAATCCTGCCGAACAACCCGATCGCGCGGCAGGCCGCCAAGTTGAATGGCCAGGTGGCGGCTGCTACACAGTTGCCGCTTCTGTACAACGTCCTGTCGCTGTCTGGCCGGATTCAGTCGAATCTGAATCTGGTTTCTGGCACGTCAGCCAGCGCCACGCGTGTGGTGGCCACGGGCCAGAATCTGTTTAAGGTCGCCGCTCAGGAATACGGCGACGCCACCAAGTGGACGGCGATCGCGCAGGCCAACAAGCTGACGGACCCCAACATCACCGGAATCCAGAGTATTACCGTACCGCCGTCGCCGGCGGACAGTGGGGGAGAATTTATCACATGAAAAGTGTCAGCCAGCAAGCGCGCGGATTGGTCTATGCCAACGGTGAAGTAGTGAAAGGCGTGTTTGCCTTCGAGGTGGACAACAACACGTTCTTTCAGGCAGACACGTTTCGGCTAACGCTGCTTATTTCCGCGCAGCCGGCGGGGCGCGGGCTAGACTTCTGGGCCCAGCAGGAAAAACTGGAATTCGAATTCCTGATTGGCTTTCCTGAAAACCCTGACTCGTTCCAGCGCTCTGATCTGACCAGCTTTCTGACTGGGTATGCTGATGACATGACCGTTGATCTGGCGGCCGACACGATCACGCTGGTAGGGCGTGACTTGACGTCCAAGCTGATTGACTTCAAGCGCGCCATAGTCTTCGCCAGTGGTAACCTGGTCGCGTCGGATATTGTCACCCAGATAGCTGTTGCTCAGGGCCTTACCCCAGTGGTAACGAAAACTAACACAGCGGTGGGTGGTTACTATCAGATCGTCAAGGCGCTTGTTGCTTCCGACGTCAGCTATTGGGACATCATTACGCGACTGGCCCAAATCGAAGGCTTCCGCGCCTACGTGAAGGGCCATGAACTGCACTTCGAGCCACGCCCGACGGAATCGGCGGACCCGTACGTTATTCGGTGGAACCGCGACGCTGATGTCGCAGAGTCGAACACACAGCGCCTCACGTTCTCGCGGAACCTGTCCATAGCGAAGGATTTGCGCGTCAGGGT